GAGTGATCTTTACTGCTAGCTCACTCTTTAAAAGCTACTTTTAATTAGTTAGGGGTGTCAGTCCCCATAAACACCAAATCTAATTGGGAGGAAATGTTTCAAAGTACATTCTAGGAAGTCCAGTGAAGAAATAACATTGAAAGTCTTCTCCTGCGGCAACATACACATCCATAACGGTAGAGTTTTGGCCACCATTAGAAAACCATCTAATGTCATACGACGCTTCAAATAAATTTGAAGTAGTAAGATCTTCTAGTTTACCTGGGGTAAACCTGTAAGGACTATAATATGGCACCTCGTACTCTAAGATAGAGTTAACGCTAAACGTTGTTAATGCCATACCCCTAGTTCCAGGAAAAGGATGTCCTGGTATTGGTACGTTGTTGCCACTTCCAAATTGCCATTGTGTCATTATGTCAAATCGAGCCAACTTGTCATTTCCATAGCTTGGAAGGGCTTCTCTGAAAACACTATAAGCATCTGAACTCGGAAAATAAGGAGCACGTTGAACTTCAACACGATCAATTGTAGATAGGAATCCTCGTGGAACTAGCTTATATCTGATAGAACCTCTGTGTCCAGAAAAAGCTGAACGAACCCAATGTAATAAAATTGTATTGACATAATTATAAGGACTTGCTAAACTAGTTAAATCAACCGCTCCACTTACGCTTCCCCTCATATAGGGAAAAGAAGGATAGCGTACGGAAATAGTAGTTGAAGATGTTTCTACCTTAGCAATTGTATTCCATAAATTATATCTTTTCAACATGGTTCGAAATGATGTAATTGCTTCCCCAAAGAACACTTTATTAAGGTCATTATGTTCTACTGGGGGCAATCCAACAATTGTAGATTCAGTTTGTTGTGGTGCATCAAGTTCTTCAGTGTTCTGACTCTCAGGTACAATCTCTCCCATTTGCGGGTCCAATATTACTCCACTCTGCGGTTTTAAAACAAAGTGTTGAAAATAATCATCAGGAGCTGCTACCTCAAAATCATCACCCATAGAAACGTACACATTGATCTCGATGTCATTGGTAACCGTGCTATTTGGAGTAGTCAATTCGTTTACAACTATAACTCCTATAACTCCATTTCCAGTTCCTTTGCTAGTATATCTACTTGTACTGTACATTGTAGTAACACTATCATCTCCTGGATAAGCATGATTCAAAAAGTTCCTTTCCTGTCCATTACCTATCTCAATAGTGAAGTCTTGCTCTTCGGCAATATCAAC